TTTACTGAACATTAAAAAGGTAAATTTTACTTTACCACCTGTGAAAAGTTGTTCTTCTTTTCAAATTTTACGATTGACCTAAACTTGTCAAAGAGTTGGTCGCCTTTATGTGATATGACAAATATATTTGTATCTTGTCCCATCTCATGTATCAGTTTCAAAAATTCATCTGTACCTACTGTATCTAGGCTGGAATCAAACACCTCATCTAATATCAATAGATTTGTGTTCGTTGAATTTTTTAGTTTTGCAATTTGCCTCCATGTAAACAACAGAGCCAAATCAATACGCATCTTTTCACCTTCAGAGAAGTTGGAATAACTAAACTCATCACGGTGCCTAGATTTGATTGTTTCTTCAAAGTTCTCATTTAAGTTAAAGTTAACAAAGAAGTCCATAGCCTTCAGATACTTGTTGACAAACTTGTTTATGATTGGCAAATACTGTTTGATAATCTTGGTCTTAATACCATTATCTTTCAGTAGGGAAGCTGCATACTCATGATAGTGTTTATCAACAGACAGATTCTCTTGTTCTTTCTCCAAATTGGCCAAATCAGACCTGAGTTCTTTTAGTTTCTCATTTACATCTGTTAGATTGTCCTTGCGTTCACTCAATTCTTTAATTTCTTTATTCAATTTAACGATATAGTTATTGACGGCAGTGATTGTAGAATTGTGTTTAACGACCTCATTATTGTGTTCTGTAATGTGTTTGTTGATGGCAATTATTTCATTGGTTCTGGTAGTAAGTTTCGACATTTCATCTATGATGGTTTGCAAAGCGCCTTCTATTTCCGTTTTCTTGTTTTGCTTTTCTTCTACCTGAGAACTTTTCCACTCTGTTGTGATTATTTGTTTACATGTAGGACAATCATCATTGTGTTCATAGAACTGAATGTCCTTCTCTACCTTCAAATAAGTAGATGACATTTTAGCTTCAACTTGTACAAACTTTTTATATCGTTTTTCAACATCTAACTTGTCAGTAATTTTGGTAGATAGTTTTTCAATGTGTTTGTTAATCAGTTCAATATCTTTTGTCAGCTTTGAGTTAATTAACTCATTGTCTGCAATTTCCTGTTTCTTTTTGGCGATTTCTTCATCATTGTTTTTCTTGTGTTCTTCAATGTTGTGTTCCTGCAACAGTATTTTTTCATTCACCAGTTCAAGTGCATACTTTGTTTTTGTTGTGGATTCTTTAATCGTGGCCATTCTTTCTTTGATTAGACCATTCATTGAAGTGAAAATTTGAATATCTAACAATTCTTCTATGATAGTACGCCGGTCAGCTGGTGACAATTGCATGAATGGTACAAATGCTGCTGATCCAAGAATAACGATTTGAGTAAAAGATTTGAAATTAAACTTCAAAATCGATTTTTCTAGGAAATCTTGATAATCTTTCGCCCTGGCATCTTGATTTACTAAAATAGAATTGCAGTAAATTTCAAACAAATTTGGTTTAATCCCACGAACAATCTTATATTGTTTTTTACCAATTGTGAATTCAACTTCAACTACAGTATCAGAGTTGTTAATGGAGTTTATAAGGTTTGGTTTGTTTATCTTACGAAAAGGCTTACCGAAAAGACCAAAACATAGTGCATCAAGAATCGTACTCTTGCCTGCGCCGTTATTGCCAATAATCAATGTGTTCGTTGATTTGTTGAGTTTGATTTCGGTAAACGTATTGCCAGTGGACAATAAGTTCTTCCATCTAATCGTCTGAAAAATAATCATGCTTGTTCTAGGTTCAGTGCCTCAACATAAAGTTCTTTTAACATAGTCTTTAGTTTTGTGTTATCGATGCCAGAGTTTTCCAGTGCATCAACGTATTTGTTAATGATGGTTATTGTATCCTCTGCTTCATCTATCTTATCATCTTCCATACCTTCTGTCAAGTCTAAAGCGTCTTCAATAATGGTAATATCAAGTGGATTTACCATGTAGAGTTTGTTCATAAACTGGTCGAACAGATACGGATTAATTTTGTTGACGGCAACAACTTTCACATATGAACCGGTAAACTTACTTAGGTCTTTTGCCATAACTTCTTGGATTGTTTCAACTTTATCATCATAGACAATCCTGTGGAACATAACATTTGGATTCTTTAAGAAAGTAAGTTCTTTGCTTCCAAAATCAAAGATGTGAAAGCCCCTATCATCGCCATAGTCTTGCCAAGTAAGCTCATACGGGTTCCCGAGATAATGTATATCGTTAGCACTAGATTTATGGTGATAATGACCACTAAAAGTATGTGTAAACTTCCTAAATAATCCACGATTCAATCCTTCTTCAGATGGCATGCCTCGATGCATGGCAAAACCTGCAATTTCAAAATGTCCCATGCATATCTCTGCATCGGTTTCTTTTATTGTCTCCATACTATCTTCATAGTTTTCTGGACAAATCCAAGGCATCATACAAACTTTATGAGGACCAACATATATGTTTGATGGATGGTCAATCACATTTATATTACCATACTCTCTCAATAATAAATCTACAGAGTTAACGTCATTGGTGTTCTTGAAATATGTATCGTGATTACCTGCCAGCATATGTACTTCAATACCTAGTTCTGCCAACTTATCAAAGAACATTTCTTTTGTTCTTTTGAGCGAGTAGAAGTTTACATATTTGCGCCTATCAAACGTGTCACCAAGAATAAGGACAGTATTAATGTTGGCACTTGTGATAGCAGGAAAAAATGTTTCATTATAAAATTTTTCATAGTAATCCAAAAAGTGAACGGAGTCATTCCTGGCTCCAAAATGTTGATCCGTGATTATTGCTACTTTCATATTCACACATTACCCTATCTGTAAGTCTTACGATTCTTTTGCGGTATTCAAACCCTAACAAACTTGCCTTGTTGCCCTCTGCATACGGAGGATTCTTTCCTCTACTTGTATATTGTCCGGCAGTTAAGTCTATAATCTTGTTTTCTTTATCGATAGCCCACCAATGCCAAACATCTTCATAGTCTAGAGCTTTATAGGTGTGCATTGCTTTATATCCAAAAATCTTATACAAACAACCAGTAGCATTATGGCAATGACCAAATAATGGATTGGTGGAGTTTTTACCCCACCATTTTCTAGGTAACAGGTCATAGGTTAAGTTTTTAAGGATTAATCCAGAAATTATACCAAGGTTTTTCTCATTATAATCTAAAAGGTCCATGTTGTCAAGCGATTTCTTCTTTATCGTTCAAGAATGCCTTTTCTGCAAGTATTAATGCCATTTCACCTTCAGGTTCCAAGAAAGCCTCAATGCCTTTTGGTTTTTTAGCATTCTTTTTTTCTTCTTTTTTCTTGGATTGACCTAACTCATAAACCTCTATGAAGTCGGCAATATTATCATATAGTTCGAACTGCTTAGTGCCTCCTAAATCTAAATCCTGCATCTCATACTCACTTAGGATGCCCATCTGAGCTGTAGACTTGTACTTGATATATGTTTGCTTCTTTTCTTTCTGTATACGTCTGAGGAATGCAAAGTATATAATCTGTGTGAAGTATGCAAATGGATTGGAAGACTTAGCTGGATTGAAGTTCTCAAAATACATTAGACAGTTTTCAATACCATCAGAAATCATTTCATCTCTGTAAGAATAACTAATAAAGTTTGGTTTGTGTGATAGACCCTCGGCAATTTTCATCCAACATTCACCAATATAATTTGGTATTGGTTCTTTTGGATTCTCAGACTTACGTTCTTTGTATGCCAGGAGTTCTTGTAGAAAGGTCGCGTTGTTAATGTAATGTTTAGAGCTCATGCATGTATACCAAAATATGTGTTGACAAAAGGGCTTGACTAATGTTAGTCTCCCGGTGTTGACCATTTAAATTAATGTAATACCTTTTCTTCTGGATCTAAGGCAATAAATGCCTTAATCATTAGGTCTCTAATTTTCTCAGGCAAAGGTTCTTCTTCAGATTCATTTTCAGCAAGTTGATCCACAGAGGTTTCATAATACTCGGCAAATTCTTCTTTTGGTGTTGTCATAAAAACAACGTCTTTAGAGTGAATAACAACTTCATTCTTTTCAACAAATTGGACTGGTAAGTAAGGAGCTAAAGTAATATGTGAAACTGGTCCGCGGTTTTGCACTTGAAATTCCATTGGATTAATTAAAAGAAATATATCAGCTTTTATTTCATCAATGACGGATACAATGTCTGTGCCATCCAATAATCTGACTATTTTGATGTTATTCATTTTTTTAGTCCTATCTTATAGGTTTTAAATGGGAACTTCTCATCAGTATATATCTTAACTCTTTCAACAAAATGTTTTAATGTAAAATTCATATGTTTCTTATAACGTAAATCATCTGCAATATCATATAGTGTTGCAATTTCTTTTCCTTCATTTTGCCTTAAACCTCGTCCAATTGATTGCAGGTTTCTGACTCTACTTTTAGAAGGTGAAGCAAAAATAATATTATGGAGATTACGAATATTAATCCCAGTGCTAAAGGTACCAAAAGAAGCCACAACAATAGCGTCATTTTCCGTCTCCATAATTTTCCTAATACTTTCTCTATCGTCTGTTTCCGTTTTACCTGAAATGAAAAAGACCTTTCGTTCACCAATTTTCTCGGTGTTCTTAATCATATCATAGAGGATTTGTCCATGCTTGGCAACCATTTGATATAATATAAGTGTATTATTACCTAAACTAACCGCAAGATTCTTAATGAACTTATTTCTTTGTTCGTTCGCAATAAGATATTGTATTTCTTCCTGATAGTCTTTGCTTTTCATTTCCAAGCATACTTCATCTGGATGTTTCAAAATAAGACACTTTATTTCAAATTTTGATAGTTCATTCTTGTCAATCAGTTCTTTTGTCGTTATAACGCGATTGGTTGAACCGAAGAGCCCTTCCAATACTAACTTATGCGTCTTAGTGCCGTCAAGCGTTCCAGTGAGTCCTATTCGATATTTTGCGTTGGTACATGCAGTTAAAATGCTTGTAAGTGATTGAGCCTTGAATAAATGCGCTTCATCACCAATAACATAGTCAAATTGTTCAAAATATTTTTTAGGCAATTGATATAACGATTGCCATGTGGAAATAGTTACAGATTTATCTGTAAACTTATCTTTACCTTGATAAATTCTGTGGACGTGTTTGTCATTTTCAAAATTTGTTTCAGCTGAATAATCACCAAAATCTGAATATAATTGTTCAACCAAAGAAGTTGTTGGAACAATAATCAGTCCTTTTAATTTCTGATAGTCCATTAACTGTCGAACAATCAAATATATGATTAACGATTTACCTGATGCTGTAGGAGATAACAATAAAGCTCTGCGAGTTTGCATTGCATGGCAAAATGCATCCACCTGATGTTCTCTTATTTCAATCTTCTTACCTCTTGATGAAAGTTGCAAACTGTCTGCAAACTTTTTGGCATGATAGACTGAGAATTCATCTTCAATATCTAAATGATCCGAATCTTCACTATAACCAATCGTATAGTCCCTAGATTCACAGAACTCTTGT